GCTCAAGGTAAGGTCGACCTCGGCGGTCTGATTCTTTCCACCTGGCGTATAGCGTCGACTCTTCTGCTTATACTCTCGATATCCTCCCTTATAGAAGACACCTTGAGGGGTAGCTTCTCCACCTTTAGGTGGAAGGTTCGCGCGGTATGAGATCCATATCGGGCGCTTGGAATACCCTTTGAAAGATCGGTCATTCGTATCTTTACCAGCATAGACGCGAGAGCGAACCAAGGCGATCGTATCGAGCGCGGTAATCTGACTATCTCTCACCGTCCAGATCTCTGGGATCTGAATAGAGATTGTGACTCGCGAGCCCATTAGTGCTGCATCCCTCTCCAGCGCGGAAACTGGATCGCGATATCTTGCTCTCGTTGAGTAGGCTCGACAGAAGGGAGAGAGAAGGAGCCGCGAGCATCGGAGACCTTGCCACCGGTGCGCCGAAGGTTGATCTCATCGCTATCGATGAGGCCATCGTCGTCGGTGTCGATCGTTAGTTGACGCATCGCCTTCTGAAATAGCGCCATCGCTCGCGAGCTCATGCGCTCCGCGATGTCGAGTTGAGCGGTCATCTCATAGACGCGCGACGCGGAGAGATAGCGGTGAGCTTCGATAAAGATATGCTGATTAAAGATGTCGTCTTCAGTCTGATCTTCTAGGAGGTCGTCTCGGATATAGAGCACGAGCTCTTCGAGCGCCGCCGCGATCTGTTCAGAGAGATCTTGTTGACGGCGAGGGATCATATCTCCGAGCTGCGGCATCTTTGCGACGAGGTCGGAGTGAGTGAGGCCGGTATCGAAAGGTCGACGGACGACCTCAATCACATTGCTCGCGAGAAGCGAACGATCGTTAGGATCTTCATCGCTTGTGTAATTGACCGTCCAGGCGATCATCCCCCTGGTCGCTGTATCAGCGGAAGGGATCGTGAACTCGTAGCCTGCCCAAACAAGGGAAGCGCTAGAAGTCAGCGCGAGTCCTCGCGGAACAAGATCGGCAAGGATAGCGGTTGTCCCGTCGATCCGATCCACCGTCACAAGGAAGAGGCCGTCTTCATCAGTGGAGAGGAAGGCTCGGCCAGATCGAGCGCCGATTCGTCCCGAAGCGCTCGCGCTCGCGGAGAGAGTCAGAGTCCTGCGATCTGAACCGATAGCGGTCACAGAGAGCGACGCATGAACCGAGGTCATGTTAGAAGCGGCGCGTGTCGTTCCGTTGGGCAGCGTATAGGCGAGAGTCGGCGTTGCGGCGAGCGGATAGGGCGACTCCCACTGGAAGACGAAGTCTTTATTTTGAGCTGCTTTGATCATCGATCTGCCCTCGCCTTCTGGTTGGCTTGTCTGACTTCCGCGTCGGTTCCGCGCTCTAGATTCGCTGATTCAATCAACTCCTCCGAGACAGGTGACCATGAATGACGGCAATTATAGCCGCCGCCTCGCGTCAACACTGGTTCAAGCTGATAGTTTCGCATCTCTCCAACCTGCGTCGAGGTATAGACCTTGCCGACGATCACTCGACAAAATGAGCGAGTGATCCCATCAAGCGGGCCGGTGTAAAGATAGTGGTTCAGCCCTGCTTCTTCGGCTGCGATAGCGGTGAGCTCGCGTCCGTAGCTTGTGATCCTTGTTCGCGCCTCTGTGATCTGGCGCCCTTCTGCGGATCGGAGGGCAGCATCGAGTCCGCTGATAACATCAGAGGGCTCCGCAGTGAATTGAGCGCTGGAGAGCGCATCTCGGACCGATCGCTGAATATCGGGCAAAATGACATCATCATAAATCCCCGATATTGTCTGGTCGGCTAGAGCTTGCCCGACGCCTCCAATAGAGGCGATCGAGAATCCGTCTTCAGACGCTAAGAGGAGCTCCTCGACATTCGCGAGGGTCTCTCTCTCCGCGTCAGTAATTTGCATAATGGATGAGGCGAGGCCGTTATCGATAAGCCAAGCGTTCATCTCACCACGGCGCATCCTGCGGAGCTCGTCGAGTCCTCCGCGCTGCGCAGCTGCCTTTACTGCTTCCACGATTCCATCCTTACTTCGTCGGAGCGCTCGTCGGAGATCCCGATCGAGCTTCGCCTCAAGCTGAAGTTGAGCCTTCGACGCGCGGAGAACCTGAAGCAATCGAGCGTCCGTTGCCGCCTTAATTTGACGGGTCAGGTCGTCGATCGCCTTAGCGTCCGCGTCCTCTGCGAGGTGGATATGTGAAGAACAATAAGGACAAGCCAAGGGTATCCCTCTTAGGTTGAGAGGCAATTCGTCAAGAGACGACCGCGATCAGAATCAACCTTCTTGAAAAGCTGAACATGCTCGCCCCAGACATGGCGTCGAACGAGATCGAGGGAGTCGTACTGACCAGCCTGGAGGCCCTTGTAGACCATGTTCAGCGCTGCGACAGGCATCGCCTTCACGCCACCGCTCTTCTGTGCGACAGCATCGGAGCCGCGCATGATGTAGAGACCGATGGTCTCGCGCTGCCAGATATCTGCCTCGCTCGAAGTCGCGCCAGGGATAGCGGTCTCGCGGCGAGCGCTCCCGACGAAGACATTCGGGATATTGAGGACGCTTCGAAGAACCTCAATCACCGCGTCATCTGCGAGAATCCGATTTCCGCTCGCGATCCCTGCGCTGGAGTCACCGACGAAAGAGCGAATCTCTGGGTTCCGCGCGAGAGCGCGAAAGACATCATACCCAAGGATCATCGTGTCAGCGACGATCCCATGGTTCGCGGCGCGAAGTGTATCGAGCTCGTTGTGGAGGAAGCTAAGAGGCTCCGCTCCAGCCGCGTCGAACTTAGTCGAAGGGCTTGTGTTGTTCGTGAACTCGCTGGTCGAGAAGAGGAGATCAGCGCAGCGCTTCTCTTGAGCGAGGAGAAGAGCGCGGCGAACCTTGCGAGCGCTTCGCTCTTCCTCGGAGCCTGGATACTGCGAGTCTTCGATGTCCTCCATCGCGATGCTGTCCTCAAAGCTGTGGATCTCCGCTTTGAAGGTGAGGCTTGAGCGATTGAAGCTGGAGAGACTCTGTCGGCTTGCGCCAGGTGCGCGGCGAGAGTCAGCTTCAGGAGCTCCCATGAAAGAACGGGTCTCCTCGACAAGGAGGGTTCCGCTTCGCTCTGGGACATCGACCTGCTCCATCACGCGACCAGCGATAAGCTGGCTATCGCTTGGGATCGCCTCGGCGACGATGTTAGTGAGGATCTGATCGACTGGATGGAGATTGCTATAATTAGGACTAGCCATGATTCACGACTCCTTTAAGCGAATTGGCTGGCGCCGGTGAAGATGACCTCGATCTCGTCGCCTTCGGCGTATGAGGTGACATTCTGATTAAAGATCACGCGAGCGACCGAATACTCAGTACCTGCACCATTCGCCCAAGGGATGAGGTGAGCGGTTACAGTCTCGACCATGAGGAGAGAGTGAGTCCCTGCGGTGAGAGTGGCGCCAGCGAGAGCCTTGGTACGCCCGAAGATAACGACCTCGACAGCATCACCGATAGCTGCTGTTCGCTGTGCGATCCCGTCAGCCTGCTCTCCGGTGGTTCCGTCAGCGAGTGCAACCTTGCCGGCGCTATTGATGACGACAGCCTGAAGAGCGGTGATCGCTTCAGCGGCGATAAAAGTCTGGATGTCAGAGTTTGAAAGACGGCTCATTTAGCCCTCCATAGCTGCGAGGAAGAACTCGCGATCAGTGGTTCGGATAAGATTGAGAGCCTCGCTGAAGCTAAGGCTTTTCTCGGTTGCAACCTGCTTAGCTCGCTCTGCGAGCGTCTCACGATTGATCTGCTCACCGCTCGCGCCATGACCGATCTCACGGAGCGAAACGACGGAGCCAGCTTTGCGCTCGCTGAACATCGCCCAGAAGGCGTTATCGCCTCCCTGTGCATGGTTCCACGCCTTCTCGGCGAGAGCGACCTCGGCTGGAGAGATTCGACCGGAGCGAACGAGCTCGTCAACGGCGCCCTTGCGCTTGACGCTCTGATTCTCATCGCGGAGCTCGCGAAGCTGCTCACGAAGAGAAGTCACCTCGGCGAGGAGGAGAGCTGAACCTTCGCTCATGGCGTAGTTCTTCTTCTCTTTGTCTTCGGTCATCGGGACGATCTCGTCCTCGATCTCGACCTCGGCCATCTCTTTCTTGTCCTCATCCTCGGCGAGCTCCATCGGCTCATCCTCGGCGAGTCTCTTCTCCATCTCGGCGACCATCGCCATCTTCTGAAGCAAGAGATCGACAAGCTCCTCATGCTCCATCTTCAAAAGGTTCTCACGGGTATCCATGAGGTAAGCCTCCTCTGTGAGTAATACACGATCGACCGAGCTCGCTGTTTGCTGCGGTCTGGGGGTAAGAGTGACGGCGAGAAGTTGAGCGCCTCCGGTTGGAGCTCCGCTCTCCCTCGCGTAGACTTCGCCCATGACAAACTCTGGGGAAGACCAGAGAGAGCCTTGAGCTTCAGCGACTGTTTTGCGTCCGCGCTCGTTGTACGCAGGGATCGCAATGAGGCATTGACCATCTTCGGAGAGGCGAAGATCGACAATCTCTCCGAGAGCTCCTCCAGTCTCTGGAGTGTTCGCCCCGAATTGAGGGGAGCTCTGATGGTTCCAGTCGATAATGACTGGATCGCTTTCTTTTCGAGCTTGGAAGACGCGAACGATCTCGGCGAGTATCGCTGGCGTGACTTCGGCGATCGTCTCACCGCTCATCCGAGAGGCGACAGTTCCAGCGCGGAGCGTGATGAAAGGACGCCCTAGCTTTTGACCATCTTCGACGACAACGGTAAGACCGTCGAGGTCAATCTCCTCCGCTTCGGAGAAGGTGAAGGCTCTCTCTGTCATCTTCTGTTCATCAGCTGCATTCATCTGTCCGACCACCTTTCTCGCCCAAGCGAAGCCAGCATCGCCGCCCCAACCCTGCCAGGCTTGCCAGCCTTTACCTTGCTCGTCCCAAGTCTCGCCTTGCTTGTCGACCTCATGGCGCGTGAAGTAAGCGAGCATCCGACGGACGGTCTCTGGAGAGAGCTCGACGCCGTTCTTGAGATCGCGAGCTCGCGCGATCCCAACATCTGTCATCCCTCGTTGTGACTCCGGTTTCTCCGCGCGTATCTCTAAGGCTCGCGCCGCTGCTTCTTGGGCGCCCTTTGGAGGCTTGAAGTTGATATGCGCGTATTTCTTAGGGAGCTCCGCGAGCTTGATCGCAGCTTTCGCTTTGGTCCGCGATGTAAGGCGCTTGATCTTTCGCTTGAAGCTCATTTGATCCCCCTCTTCATAGCGCGATACCTCTCCGAGAGAGCGGTCGCTCCTCCACCGAGACCAGCGCTGACGCGGTCAAAGTAGGATCGGGCCGCTTCTTCTGGGAGCTCACCAGCGCCGATCCGCTCTCGGATCGCTCGCTCGAGATCGTCCTCTGGAGTGAGGAGACCGAATTGAACCAGCGGAGCGAGAGCGGTGAGGCTCTCCGCGAGCTCGTCAGCATCGAGACCAGAATGAACGAGTCGAGGGAGTTGGGAGGGGCTGAACTCTCCATAGTTCCACTTCAGAAGGCGCCCGATCGTTCCTCCTCCTCGTCGGTCCATTCCTCCAACCGCAGAGGCGACCATATCGCAAAGATTGAGCGCGGAGCGACGGAACACGGAGAGGTGGACTTCACCGACTGATCGCGATCCCGTGTCTGTGGTTCCGAGATTCATGAACGAAGCAAGGAAGGCCATCGAGAGCTGATGATCGCATTCTTTGATTGTTGCTAGCGCGTGAGTTGAGTCTAGCTTTTGCTCGCCGAAGGTCTGGAAAGACACGACTGGGTTGTCGACGAGGAAGCTCTGCTCTTGAGCGATATACGCTTGAGCTTGCGCCGCCGCGCGGTCGATCATCTCGTCAATATCGGTGTCAGTCAGTCCAGCCGCTTCAGCCGCCGAACGATCGACAGCGACGCGAGGAGTCGCCACAGCCCAGCGCTCCATACCAACGCCGAGAAGGTTCGCGGTGCGCTGCTTGAATCGCCACCACCACCAGGCAGGACGAAGAAGGCCGCGCCCCTCGAAGTTAGAGCCGGTGCGGTTCAGGGTGAGGAGGAGCAGCTTAGAAGCGGGGATCGGCTCCGGTGGGAGAGTGTTCCCGCGGAGCTGCTGACAGACCGCTTCGAGGGTCTGCCCGTCGAGCGACTCCCAGCGTAGATGCGCTGAAGGCTCGCGGTCTGCGTAGAGGTCGAGCCAGACTCGCGGCGTCCCGTTCTCGTCGTCGGCGATCTTGTACAGCTCTTCCGCGTAGCGATAGCCGATCGGGGCGAACTCCCAGAGATATTGAAGCTGCTCTTCCCAAGAGAGAGACATCATCCCTGGATAGCCGTCGAGGCCCCAACACTCGTTGGCATATCGCGCGAACTCCTTCGATTGGGCGTCGGAGTCATCGCCTGGAATCCATCGCCAAGACGCCTCAAGTAATGTCTGCTTCAAGACTCGCCACGAGGCTTGAACTACTGGGTCAGTCGCGAGCATCTCTTCGGCTTCGCGCACCCAGTGAAGGCCCGTTAAACGGAGATTCTGCTCTTTGCCTGTAATTTGGCCGCCCGATAGATAGGTTCCCGTGATCCCACGGATACCGAGCGGAGGAAGAGCAGGAGCGCCCTGATAGGTCATCTCGCGTCTTCTCTGATAGCCTGTCTTGTACGACATAGAACCTCCCAAGTGTTCAGTACCATAAATTAGTTCAGTATGAGATAAAAGCGTCTATGAAGCTCAATCCTTTGCAGAAAGATCTCGTCCAAGCGCTGGTCGATGAAGAGACCTTCATCGCGGTTCGCGCTGGATGGGGATCAGGTAAAACTTCGGCGCTGGTCTTCGGTCTGCTTGTGATGAGTAAGATCCGACCAGGGAGCGCGTCTCTACTGATCACCGACACCGCGCCGCGCTATAGGACAGTCTTAGCGCCAGAGATCGAGAAGTGGTTAGGTCCCCTCGGTTGGGAGTGGAATCAGTTAAAGGGGACATGGACTGATCCCTCAACAGGATCTTCGGTTTGGTGTCGCGCATACTTTCGACCAGGCACGCGCGATTCGTCTCACAATCCCCTTGAAGGGATCAATGTATCTGGCGCCGCCTTCATCGATGAGGCCCAGACGATGAACGAGGAGGTCGCCCAGAAAGCTCTTGGTCGTCTCCGATCTGGACCGTCGCCGATCCTCGTCATGGTCGGCCTACCTGTCGCCGATGCCTGGTGGGTCCGGATGGCAGAGGATAACGGCTGCCAGCCGATCTACCACACAAGCTACGCGAACCGACGAAACCTCTCGGAGGCTTGGTTCAAGGCGACCGAAGCACTCCCCCCTGAAGAGCGCGCTGCGATGATCATGAACGAACCGCGCCCGCCGACGGGAACCGTCTACCCAGAGTGGAGCGAGGAGAATATCGTCGACGGTTGGAAGTATAAGCCGACGATGGAGGGGAGAATCGCGATCGACTGGGGGTTCCGAAAGCCCTC